GAAGCCAGACAGCTTGGTTTCTTCTTCAAAAGAACGCTCAGAAGTCTCGGTTTCGTAGATTTCTTTGTGTTCTTCACCATATCGCTCATACTCCATACCGAACAAAGCGTTCAGACCGGGGAGTAATTCCTTGAGCAGTTGTGCGCGTGAAATAGCCATTTATTTACTCCTTAGATACCTGTGGTATCAGTATATTGGTGCAGGTTGAACTTCACCAAAAACTCGTAGTAAGTCGTGGCGGTTGCGTTGGCTGGGCCAGTCGCAGTATCGGGCACAACGTCAACGACGCGAATTGGCAACGTGTTGGTCGTGGCGGCAGAAGTGCCGTCAATACCGTAGTACGAATCACCAGTAGTCGTGTTGCCAGTAGCAACAGACATAGCCACGTTGGAACCAACGATAGCGCGGGTGAAAGCCGTAGGAACAGTAGTCTGACCATTGGTAGCTACAACCTTGAACACAGCATTAGGATCATCCACAACATAGCCAAAGGCCAATGCGGTAGAAGTCGATTGCGATGCGGGGTAGTACTGACCTTGCACGGGTTGACCGCTAGAGTTCACATACGAGCAACCAACCAAGACACCAACAGCATCACCAGTGGCAGTTGTAGACTTGGCTACGAGGTAGCCGTTGGTGTCAACCTGCACTGTGTCACCATTGAGAATTGCAGTGGCATAACCAGATGCAATTGGGATTTGACGGATCGCTCCGGCGTAAGGCAGACCATCCAGTCGGTTGACTGGTTTTAAGCCGTACGTCTTATCTACTGTGGGATAAGCCATTTAAGGACTCCTGAATTAAAAACCTTTGCCAAATGTAACGCTCGTTTTGCGCTCGTTAAAGAGCGGCATACGAGGGTCGCTTTCGCGCAAGAAGTTGTTGTCAACAGACTGCATCTGGGATTCCGCTTGTTTGCGGAACCAAGCATCACGCTGTGCAACCATTTCAGATGGGGTCTTGCAAAGCATCAGACCGCCCACGACGATGTTGTCCTTGAATTGACTTGCGGGGTCAACAAAAAGCTGAATCTCGGGGTGGTCTTGGGCACGGCAAGGCTCCCATCCTTCGCGGAGCTTGGACGAGAGATTTGAGGGATCGTTCTGGCCTTGGGTGGAAATACGAATCCAACGGAATTGCCAACCTTCTTGAGGGGCAGGGTCGGGGAGCAGTGTAGGTGGTGCCCAAGTCATAGGACGCGCCGTATTTACACGGGAGCCTTGGTCACGTTCTTCACGATTTTGTTGGGTCAATTTGTTCTCAGCCATTATTCGTTCCTCATTCCTTCTGCGACTTTCTTCGCGTAAAGCTCAAGTGGAATCCCGAGCCGCTTGGCGATGCTTACTGCACTTGGCGTCAGCACGATCTTTTTAGGCGCTGTGCTTCGCGTTGCAGGTGCCACCACCGAACTACGACGGGGTTTTTCATTGCCACCGTTGCCATCCTGAAATTTCTCAGGAAACTTCTCGCGCATTCGAGCGTCGATACGCTCATAATACGTGTCGGATCGGGGATCAACTCCCTCTTCCTCGACCAGCCGCTCGTGCACTGCGAGTGCGAATCCGGTCATTTCTCTGTCTTGGTTGAACCAGCGGTTGCGATCTTTCCACGCTACTGCTTTATCGTCCCTAACAGATGCCCCACTCGCAGGGTTTTGGGGCATTGGGTCTGTTTGTACACGGGTTTCTTGTGTTTGTAAAGCCCTAGGACGAAAATTGTTAATTCGCTCCGCTTTGAGCTTGGCTGACATCAGTTCATCTTGGGCAGTAGTAACTGCATCTCCATCGCCAGATTCGTAAGCCGCCTTGTACTTTTTCTTGGCTTCTTCCAATTCCTTGGCGGCAACCGTCTTGGCTTGCTCAATCAGCATCTTCTGATTGCTGTTGACACTACCTTTGAGGTGCTCATTCTCTTGCAGGATACGCTGGGCAATAGTTAGTGCCTCCTCACGTTCACGCTCCGCACGCTCCTTGGCGCGGCGTTCTTCGTGGTAACCTTTATTAAGATGTGCCAAGCGATCACGTAGCTTGACATCCTTGTACTTCATCAACTCTTCTTCCGTGACCTCTTCGGGGGCGTCGGTCATCGGTTTGCGGCCTCGATCCCGCTCGGGAGTGTCGTCTTTTACCTCGACTTTGACGGACGTTTCCTCGCCTTCAATCACAATCTCCAGCTTCTCTTCGTCCTTATCGTCCTTCTTCCCAACGATATTCTCGTCAGGGAACTTGAAACTATCTTTTTCGTATTCAGCCATGATTTTTCCTTAGTTCACACGCTCGATGCCACGGGGGTCTTGAACCACCGCTTCCACCGAGTCATCATTGATCAACCGAAACTCAGTGCCGTGAATCTTGAAGCGCGTGCCAGTGTTGGCACGACACATAACAAAGTCACCTTTCTTGCACCAAGGGCCGCTTGGGAAGCGATCCTTGTCTGAGTAACACATGTCGCCCAACTCCACAACAAATAACACGTTTGTGAGAAGTTGCTCGTGGTACATGGACTGCGCAGACTTGATCAGCCCCGTATCCCCAATCTCTTCTTCAACAGGCGGCAACGTCACCAAAATCTTGTAGCCTTGGGGTTTGGGCAGTTGTCGTGCCTTTTCTTCTTTGGCCTTGTTCAAAATTTTAGATAGATCAATTGCTTGCTCCGCCAAAAATTCACTCATCTTCTTTCTCCTTTACTCGTTCCAAAAGGTCTTCAATGTTTTGGGATGCGTGGAGTAGACCTCTCAAGACTCCTACGATTTCGCGGTACTCGGCGTAATCCTTGACACTGCCTGTGCCAAGGTGCTCCAACAATTCCTGACGGCGTTGCTTGTTCTTGTCAAGCAACAGTTGCATGATGCGTTCGTCCATCTTTTACTCTCCTGTTTTCTGCATGGTGGCCTCGATCTGTGCGACACGCAGGTTTGCGTCCACACCGATCTTGTCCTTCTGAACCTGCACCTTCTCTCGGTCGATGCCAAGTTTTTCTTGTGCAAGCTGAAGGTCTGCGGCATCTTTCTGTGCCTTGCGCTGAACTTCTTGTTGCTTGATCTGCAACTCGGCTTGTTGCAACTGAACCAGCGGGTCTTGTGCGGCTTGCTGTGCTTGTTGCTGTGCGGCCTGACCTTGGTGAATCTGCAACAGTTGTTGAGAGGCTTGAGCCACGAGGCGTGACAACTGCACTTCCATCTCGGGTGGCAACTCAGTATCAGGTGCGGGCATAGACACGCCCAGACGCTCTTCAATCTGGCGGCGGTATGAGTACCCTAGGTGCTCGGCGATGTGCGCTTGCATCGCGGCAAACAACATCTGCGCTTGTGGGTTCTGACCCATCTGCTGTGCAATCATCGGGTCTTTCATAAACGATGTGTGCGTAGCGATGTGCGCATCATGGTCTTGGTAGATGAACGCCTTGACAGGCTTGCCCTTGATGACAGCCATGTTCTCGCTGACTGGATCACGAGGCTTCTCATCATCTTCCACAGGAACAAGTTTGTCTGCGTTCTTCACACCCAACACTTCAATCATCTGTCTGTGCAACACAGGCAAGTCATAAATCTGTGGTGCTTGTGCCGCCAACTTCAACACCGCTTGGTACTGCATGATGCGCTGGGCCATCGTGGACGAGTTAGGGTCGCTGACAGGGATGACCTCCACCATGTCGTAGTCGGACTTCTTGATGTCGCGGTTCTCTGAATAGTCAGGCTCGTAGCTGTACTCATCAGGTGTGAAGTCGCGGATGATCTCCTTGAGCAACTTGAACTCTTGCTTCATGGAATAGTGCACACGTGCTTGCACCGCTCCCATAGTCTTGAGTTGACGCTCCAGCAACGCAAGGGTGGTACCCACGGGTGCTTGTGCGCTCATGTCGCTGATCTTCATGTCACTGATAGCACCAAGGCGGCGACCGTCGTCCATGATCTTGTCAAGCAAGCCAGAGAGAACCTGTGATGGTTCCTTGTATGGCAACGCCATGATGTTGTCTTTGATCGCACCGCTCGGTACGTCCACGTCACGGAACTCGCCCGGAGAGATCGGTGTGTCGTCACCCTTGATACGTGCACCGCGAGACTTCAGGCCACCCGGCAAGTTAGACAGCGTACCTGCATCAACAAGCTGGCGCAGGATAGATGTACCCGCACGTGCGTAGCCACCGATGATGTGGATGAGACCCATGCCATACACACCGAAACCCGGAATGTAGTTGTACTGCACGAAGTGCTGGCGCTTGAGTTTGAGCGGGTCTTCCTCGTTCCAGTTGCGGCGGATCGCTACAACCTCCTTGGTACCGCGCTCGTACGTGATCACGTACGGACGTGCTATACCGTCTGGGTCTTCGTAACCCGGCACGTCGTAGTCGATGTGCATCTCAGCAAACTGATAGCGGTCATCGTCTTGCGTGATTGAGTAGCCTTGCTCCTCGGCTTTCTTCTTCTCGATGTCTGTGCTGATGTTGACGGGATCGCCCAACTCAACATCACGATAGAACCCCGCCACTTGGAGCTTCTTCACATCGTTCTTGGTCTTGCGCATCAAGTGAGTAACGCGCTCGGCAGTCTCAATCTGAGACGCACCATAAGGCATGATCAACTCTTCAGCGGGAACAAACATCGCCACAGGGCGATCAAGACTTGGATCGGGGTAGAGTTTCTTGAAGCCTGAACCAGCCAGACCCAAGTTGAACAGCAGTCGCTCGTGCTCTGAGCGGTACTCAATCATCTTCTCAGTGAGCGTGTAGTTCATGTCCATGCGAACACGTTCTGCCGCTTCTTCCTTGAGCTTGGTCACCGCGCCCATGATCTCTGTCTTCACAGGGCCAGCGGACGGGAACGTCTCCATGATGGTCTCGCTTTGGAAGCGAATTGCCGCTTCTGCAAGCAGTGGAGAGAACACCCCACATGAGCCGCTCCACGGCTCTGTGCGCTCTTCGTACTTCAGTCCCAACACTTCAAGACCTTTGACGAATGTATCTGCCCAGTCTTTGCGACTGTTAATGTCGGCAGTGAGCATGTCATCCAAATCTTCAGCGATTGACGACAAAGTACCTGCATCCATCTCTTCTGCAAGGTTGGCATCGAAGTCACCTTCACCCATGCCATCATCGGGGCCAAGCGTGATCTCCACACTGCCATCATCCAGCGTTACTTGGTCGGGGTTGACGATCTCAATCTCAAGGGCGTTGTCGCCCCCCATCTCTTCTTCTATACCCATTGGGGCGGAGTACAGCCCCTTATCAATTGAACTTGTAGCCATACTCAGGTTCCTTTAGGTTTAGCGACTTTCTTAGCCGCAGGTTTCTTTGTAGGCGTTGTTTTCTTCTTCAACGCCTTGTACTTTTTGTCCAGCTTCTGATAGTCCTCAGTGGTCTTACGAAGCTCAAACACCAATCTATCGACAGACGAATTGTGCTCCTGTGCCTTAATAAGTAAAGCATTGCAGTATTTTTTGAGGTCATCGTGGATGCGTAGCATCTCGTTGCCGTAGCGAAGCATCAGTTCTTTGTGGTAGTCAGGTACGTCTTTGTTGGTTATCCAGTAATTCTGCTTGTACCACTCTTGCCACGTGATCGTGCGCTCGATCTCTTGCTTGTATGCGTCCAGTTTCTCCATCATGTACATCTCATCTCTCCTTTTAATAATATCCGCCGCGACCCCGTGACTTGAAGAACCGTGGCTCTTCCGCCTCGTCGTCGGGCAACCTAATAAACCCACCTGCTCTGAAGCGCATGAGCGCCATCACCGTTGAGTCCACCAAGTCATCGTGTTGTGCGAATGGGAAAGCGGCGATTTCTTCGACCACCTCCTCTGCCCATCGCGTCTCGGGCACCCACACCAGTCCAGACTGGATGATGTCGGCTACTGAGTTCAGACGTGCTGTCTTGTCGCCTGTCCCTCTGTGGGGAGTGAATTCTTGTACAGGTATACCTGTGCGTCTGATCTCTTGATACAACTGCGTTCCCGAGGACTTCTTCTCCACGATGAATGAGTCTGGCTCCCAGTCCTGCCACTCGGTGTAGCACAGGCGCTTGAGTTCAGGAAACTCAACACGCCGCTTGATTGAGTTAAGCAGGATGATGTTGTAGCGGTCGTCCTTCTCATTGAGGAACACACCCCACGTTGTGAGCGCGGTGAAGTCGGCACGGTTGTGCGCTTCTGCCGCAGAGTCAAGAGACATGATGACGTACTCGCAGTGCGGCGGGTCTTCTTCTTTCCAGTAGTTCCACCACTCGCGCTTGACGATAGCGGCTTCCTCGGCAGTGGGGTTCTGCTGATACTGTGCGTTCCACTGGAACAGAGGCATCGAAGCCTTGGTTCTGTGCAGTGCTTTGAGGTCAAAAAACTCAGGCCACAGCGGTTTCTCAATCGTCATGTGGTCGTTGTTTGGGTCTGGCAGTTCAAGGATTGCAGGAAACTCAACCACATCGTATTGGTCAGAGCCTTCGTTCTGCGCCATATCCTTGATCACGCGCCCTGTCAAGTCAGCCAAGTGCCAACGTGTTTGAATGATTGCAACGCGACCACCGGGCATCAGACGAGTACGTGCACCGAAGGTGAACCACTCATACGCCTTGTCAAACACGTCAAAGTTGCCGTTCAGCACGTCCTGTTCGGAGTGCGGGTCATCGACGAGAAGCAAGTCAGCACCACGACCTGCGATTGAGCTACCGATACCACAAGCGTAGTACTCGCCACCTGCGGCGGTGTTCCAACGCCCTGCTGACTTGGAGTCAGCGGCAAGCCCCACTGTTGGAAAAATGTCACGGTACAAGTCGGTGTCGATGATGTTTCGCACCTTTCGACCAAAGTCCACCGCCAGATCGGTGGTGTGGGAGACCATCATCACCTTCTTATTAGGGTATTTCCCTATGAACCAAGCGGGGAAATAGATTGACACAAGCTGAGATTTACCGTGACGAGGCGGGATATTCACGCAAATACGGTCTTTGTTACCCTCGGCAATCTGCATCAGCAGGTCTGCCAAGATGCGGTGGTGCTTACCAACCTTGTAGTCTGGTTGCATGTGCTTGCAAAACTCAATTAAATCTGCATGGCATGCCGCCGCATGGCGTCTGGCTGACAGGGCACCTGCCGCCGCCATAATTTCCGCACGTTCTTCCTCTTCAAATTGCTCAATATTCTCGACCATAAAGTCGATTTCCTCATCGGAGAGGTCTTCAACTGGGGTTTGAGGCATGGAATTCAATTTGTTACCCCGTCTTCGGCGGTTTTTTGCACATTTTCTGCAAATTCTGGGCTTACAGGGGCTGGGATGCCCAGTTCTTCGTCCAAATTGATCGCTTCCACGGTTTTTACAGGCTCAACGTCCACCACATCCAGTTTTGCACGCAGTTTGTTGAACTTTTCACGCAAAGTCTGCTTCAATTCTTCCGTAGAACGCGCCGTGATCACCACTTCTGAGCGTTCGGTGAACAGCCCCACGTCTGAAATCTTGCCAAGCAACTCCAACGCACGGATTCTGATCTTAGGATCAGGGTTCTCTGACTCCAAAACCAGCTTATTTGTCACCAAATGGCGAATCTGCGTAGCCCTTTCCACCACTGCATGCCCAAACTCATCCAATGTGCTCTTTACAAGGAGCAAGGACGCAGGGGTCATGGCGGAAATCTTGTTGGTGGTGAGCGACTGGCTCGTCTTTTCTTCGTCTTGCGCAAACGCCTCGACCACCGAAGCGGCAATGTCTTGGTCTTCAGGCTTTGGAATCAGCAGTTGTGGGTTGAGTCCCGCACCCAGTAGCAGATCAATAGTTGCACAAGCGGCCTCTGCCCTCTCTTTTAGGAGCGGGTACGGCATACCTTCGGGCGGCAGGGCCACGCCGAGGTCGGGTGTGCAGACCAAATGTTCCATATCAAATTGTGCGCTTATGTGGCGAAATGCCTCATAGAAGTCTGCACCATACCACAAAAAATAAAATTTTTACAGGGGGTACTATTTTTGATAGGGGGTGTGTTTCATATCTGCCCCGGGGGTGGGGGTCTAAGAATCACGTGGCAAACACGTTTTTTGTGTGTTCATTACAGGTACGTCCCGGCGAACACAATGAGCATCTGAAGTACCCATTTTGAAAAAAGTGGTCTTTGAGTG